CGACGGCCGTCAGATGCTAATTGAATTAACGCCAAAGGGCGTCGAGTTGCGAAAAAAAAATCGCGAGGCAAAGCAATTGTGGCTGTCCCAGGCTATCGCTCAACTCTCCCCGACAGAACGCGCTACGTTGTTCAATGCCGCCGAGATCTGCAAACGCCTGGCGGAGAAACCGGTGAAATGAGCAAACGCGCCAAGGCATCCGGCGGAATCGACGCTTCCGTTTGGAAAGTCGCCATGGTGGTTTTAATCGGATCGTTTATGACCCAGCTCGATTCCACCGTGGTCAACGTTTCGCTGTCAACCATCAGCCATATTCTTGATTCATCCATTGCCACCGCGCAGTGGGTCGTCAGCGGCTACCTGCTGGCAATGGCGCTGATGCTGCCGCTTAACGGTTGGCTGGTGGATCGCATCGGTGCTAAACGACTCTACCTTATCTGTTTCTCGACGTTCACCTTGGCCTCCGTTCTCTGCGGCGCGTCCCAAACCATGAGCGAGCTGATCTGCGCCCGGTTATTTCAGGGCTTGGTGGGCGGCGTGCTGGCCCCCATGACACAGATGATGATAGCGCGCGTGGCCGGAAAAAACATGGCGCGGGTCATGGGTTACGCTGCCCTGCCTATTCTGCTGGCGCCCATCCTTGGCCCAGTGGTGGCCGGGACGATCCTGGCCCATGCCGCCTGGTCCTGGCTGTTCTACCTTAACGTCCCGGTAGGGATGCTCGGCGTCGTTCTGGCAACGTTGATGTTGCCGGGCGATACGCCATCTTGGCGAAAACGACCGTTCGATTTCCTGGGCTTTATACTGATTTCCCCCTGCTTGGCAGCCCTCCTCTACGGGCTGCAAAATACGTCGCAGACCGAGGGCCGCTGGTTTCTGCTCTCTGGTGTCGTGTTGCTCGGCGGATTTTTGCGGCACTCGCTACGTAAGGGCGCCACGGCCCTGATCGATGTGCGGATTTTTGCCAACCGCACGTTTTCCGTTGCCGCCGCCACGCAGTTTTTCGCCAACGGCATCATGTATGGCCGCCAGTTGCTGATCCCGCTGTATCTGATCGTCGGCTGTGGGTTATCCGCTGCGCAGGCGGGTTGGCTGATAGCGTTTATTGGTCTGGGCATGATGTGCACGTTTCCGCTGCTGGGACGTTTAACCGAAAGATATGGCTGCCGACGGGTCTCAGCGGGAGGTGCGCTGCTGGCGTTACTGAGTACGCTGGCGTTCCTGTGGATGTTAGACCAGCAATTCTCGGCGGCCTGGACGGCGGCAAGCCTGTTTCTGGCCGGAGCGGGACAAGGTACCATCAGCATACCGTCTATATCGGCGGCGTATTCGTCGCTGCCAAAAGCCAGTCTGCCCGTAGCCAACACCGCGTTAAACATTGCGCAGCGCGTCGGCGGTCCGGTTGCGACCACGCTCTTGGCCGCGGTCATCTCGCTGACCACGCAGGGCGTGGCAAGCGTGCAGCCCCGGCAATTTTTACTGGCCTTTGTGACGCTCGCCGGCGTCCATCTGTTGGCGTTTGGGGCGGCAACGCGCCTTCCGCTACGACTATCACGTGCCACTGAGTTGGAGGCACCGCAATGATTGCAGCGCTAAGAATAAAGCGTCCATTAAAAACGCCTTATATTTAGTTAATCGAATGTCCAAAGGTTATCGCCTCGCTGGTCAAAAAACGCTTCGGCAAATAACGATGATAATTGCGCCTCTCACAGAACTCTCTAAATTCATCAAGATTATTGGCACCCACCTTATCGTAGAGCATTTGCATATAGTTGCTTACGGTGTTAGCCGTGAGGTTAAGTCTCGCCGCCACCTCCTTTACTTTGAACCCCTGCAAGCGGTAGAACATGATTTCGCACTGGCGTTCCGTAAAAAAGTCATCGGGTTTATTGAGTAATAATGAACCCGGCATATGGCCTTTCACATAATCATTTAACGTGTAAACTTCAAGCCGTTTATTATAGCCAAAAATACCGACACACTCTTTCTGCGCATCAAAAAAAGGCATTTTTATGGATATATAGGGGTAATCGATAGCATGAGGATGTATTTCAAGATTTGAAAGCGACGCCTTAGTGCTAAACACCTGCTGATATTGCTGATTAAACCCGGCTAACGTCTCTTCATATTCGAAAAGTTTAGAATCAATCTCGCACTCAAACTTGCCTATGATATCCTTTGGTCCGGCCACACCAAGACATTCTGCATCCGCAAGATTTGCATATATTATCCTGGTTTCGCTATTTCTAATAACAAAAGGAAATGGAAGCTGATCCAGCATATTAATAATAGGTTGCGCCAGATCGATCTCTGGCACTAAAGAATCCGAAGTTGTTTTGCACGCCATAATTTACCTCAAAAGCAAATTTACTCATTCCTTAAGGTTATCAGCAATATTACCTTCAATCTACTGCACTTTAGTTCAGATGCACTTACGCAAAAAATGATTAGCATATTAAATATCTAATATCAAATAAAGAGATTCATATCATTACCGTCATAATGCTACCGGCACGCAGGATAGTATCGAATGAATTAGCGAGGTGGCGGTTGCTAGAGTGCTAATTGTTCAGTGCTAATATTTAAAAAAAGCAAGGCGTAAATTAATTTACTGTAAATAAAGTAATATTTTCCGCTCGCAATGGTTATTGCGTCGTTTTGCGTCGTTTTGTGTCGTTCACTGTCACGCACAGTAACCCATGGTCAAAATTTGGCGACACAACTGCGACACACTACTCCCATCCCCGGCCCGTCATCGAACTCCCCTACACTCATCTCATTAGCGAAAGCTAAAATGATCATTTCATAAATTGGCATATACTGATAGGCTCTTTCTGTTTTAGATAAATACCCTGTTGTGTTTTGCCCGTTCGAGTTTACGACGGGCATTTTTGTAGTATTTAATAAGAAATAGTTTTATGTACAATAAATAGTCATGGATATTTTTGCCGATACTTACAGCCGTTTCTGCTTTCTCCGGCATAGACTAAGACGCTTACCATCAACCTAAGCTGCACGATCTAACCCGGCCATTTCGCTAACATTTCTGGACATGACTGAATTTCACGCTGCATATATGTCAAAAAATTAAACGCTAAGGTAGGCATTGAATTCACTTGAAAAAGAAGAATAAAAAAGCCGACCACGCTTTAAGCGCAAGTCGGCATCTTGAGAGAATGGAGTTCAAATCGGTCGTTCACTTAATAATTTCTTTAAGGTATTACTAAATTTTCATTACACAACCAAAATTCACTACTCGTTGTAGAAAAAGAAGATTCGATATGTAAATAAATTAATTGAAATATCGGCATGAAACAGATATAGCACGATTGCCTCCTGTGCCAGAGCCAGTATAGGTGAAACAAACAGAAGGCACATTGTTACCGCCCCAGACAACGGATATTGTTTCATTGTTAGCAACATTACCCCCGGACCAAATTATTGATTTATTAGCATCAACGATCGCGGACTGAGCTTTGCTCATTAATATTGAAAATGTACTGCCCTGAAATCCGCTGCCATCAGCGAGACGTAGTGCTATATGCAATTCAATGATACCATGTTGAGCTGAGACAGCGCCCTCTGCATTAATTCCATAATAAGTTCCAGATACGCAATTTAATAAAGTACTCACCCACCATTGAGCATTATTATTCACATTTTCCGAGATGTCATCATTGAATACTACTCGTTTAAATTGTTGAAAATTACTTCGAAAATCTTGTATACCATAAACTTTTTCTTGGCTCATGGAGCCTGCATTAAAAGATCCGTTGGCTAAGATAGAAGCCGGCCCATAGGTTCCTAAGTTACCGATCCATGCACGCCTTAAATCGTTAATGCCATATTCTATAAATCCTGATGTGATGGGCAAGTTATCTGTTTCTACCCTGGCTCCATAAAATTTACTATCAGTCTGATCCCCATTTAATGACCAAATTGCCCTGGATACTGCCGTCATATTTCCACTCACACTCTCGACTTCACTATCATAAAGAGCAGTAGCATGGTCCGTCACCAAAAAATATCTGCACCCTGCATATACAGGGTCGTGGATGCGAGTACGAGAAAATGAATTTTTACCTGAGCCACGCACTGGTCGGCTAAACCGGATGACTTCTCTATCGTTTGCCCCTTTCAGTTTATAAAAGGAATTATTTTCTGACCATGATACCAAATTGCATAAATGCACACCGGGACCATCTGTAAAACCATCTACAGATAAATTATAAAAAACACCAGTATTTATGGTATCTAAACGTACTCCTCCAAATGATGCAGCGTTATTAGCAATCAAGCGTAAATTATTGACAATTAAACTCCCATGAGTAATATCGGTTCCATCTTGATAAAAACGAATACCATATGTGGCCTGACGAACATCAACACGAAGGATAGAGCAAATTACTGTATTGGATGTATAGGTATCATCCTGAATGATGAGCGTCATTGATGCTGCTGTTGCAATGAATTCTCCATGCCATACTCCGGGGCCACCATCACCAGTTATAGAAGCCAAACCGACTGCATTGCCATTAGCATCACCATATCTCAAACTCAGAAAACTATTGCCTTGGCTGCTAGTATAGGTTTCTATCGTTACACTCACAGCATATAGTTTTCCAATCGTCAAGCCAGTAAGCGCTCTAATCGCTTTGGACTGTGTTAAATAATTACCAGAAAAAATTATTACCGAATTAGCGGAATCATAAGCAGCAGAGCCACTAAAGTTCCAACCAGTAGAAAATAGGGTGTCATTAACTATAACATTGCCATAATTAGAAAATATTTTCGTACCTGAAAAATCAACAACCTTATTGCCAAGATTATCAGTAGTAGTTTTATTCAAATATGGCATATCATTTACTACAAAATTCCCACGCCCTCCCGCATAAGCATAGCTGCCCCCTCGTATTGCAATAGCATTAAACCATGCTTGCAATGCCGCATAATCTATCGATTGCTCTAAAGATGTTATAAATGGATAAATAGTTTGAGCGGATGCCAATGTGATATATATTTCACTTAATTTATGTAAAGTTCCATCACCAATACCTCCGAAATCGTATGGAGTAACGAGATCAAGATTTTTTGCATGCTGGGTAATAATAGCTGCGCTAGCAAATGGTTGTTTGACCGCAATACCTGAATCACCATAAGAAGGATCTAATAATTGATTTACCAAATCGGCACTGCTCCCGCATTGAGGATAAGAACCTGATAGATTTCCGTTGGAGTCATAAATCGCCATTGAATGACTTTTTGCAGTGATAAACTGAGCAATCTGCCCGTTGTACTCAGGATAGCCACCGGCACCGATACTTATCGGCTGGCTTACTGCCGTAGTGCTGCCATCAGTATTTTGGACATAAACCTGAATCTGGTTTGCGGCTACAGTCGGATCAGTATCGACTCGTCCGATGTAAATAGAACCGCCAGCAATCGCGGCGAATGAGTTGGGCAATGTGAACAACTGAGATGGAGCTGAAACCACTACATTAGGAATAGCCATAGCCTACCTCCGGTGTCGCCCTATAGTTGACCTCATGGTTCGGATGGAGAGACATGAGATCGCGTCATACACAGGAATACTGTATATAATTACAGGTTATTCCGCCATATAACATTTTGGAAGCACTAAAGCTAAAAATGATTTTATATGGTTGATTTGATATAAAATTTATTTTTTAGGAGCGTTAGCAAGACTCAATATGGGGAGTTGATGAGCACGACATGGGACGGTAGCATGACGGCTGTCTCATTGTGCTTAATATGTTTGGGCCTAACGTCAGAGTCAGTCACCGTGCGCACTATTGGCGTCGCATAGACAAGCTGAGTGCTCACGCCAATTTCATTTTCGACGTCAGAATATACGGGGAGAAAGGTCTGATCCTGAGAGCCGTTTACCCAACTCATCGATACGCCAGTGAAGTTCCCGCTACCGTTCGCATTAACAACCCACGTGTCGTTCAGAAAAGCTGATTTCAGTCCATCTACCGAACCGTAAATTAGCCCCTCAGATATCAGATTAATGATTTTTAATTGTTGCACTGATTGAGGTTAACCGCATCAAGATATTGCTCGTAAACCTCCCGCCGCGTGACTATCGCTCCAACCGCACCTTCATAGTCTTGGTTGATGCCCGTAATTCAGCCACTTATATTTGCCAGCGTCAGCATTGGCCGGTTACTTGTCCCCTTTCCGTTAACCTCAAAGCCAGACGCCTCCACCGGGTATGGCTCATAGATATGGCACTGCCAGACTGCGGCTGGCGCAGTCCATTCATACCGGAGTGGAAGCGGTACACGTCGCCACCGATATAGCTTAGGTCCACTTCGTAAAGGACCAGCAACGCATCCTGCTCGATATTCTGCACATCGATGCGCATGTCGCCGGGATATCACGCATTTATTTTCTCCATGCCATACCGCTCGTTTGCTTTGTGTGTGTATTTTATTTCAGGTTAGGGGGGAAATGAAATCAACCGACCTGATAAAGGACTAGCTGCTGCCGGATGCGAACGTAGACGGCATAACGGAGGAAGCCACCAGATATGGTGGTCACCGATAACCGGGAAAACATTTCCGGTTCCGCATCCGAAAAAGGATTTGCCTCTCGGCACAGTCAAATCCATCGAAAAATGACGGGGATTTAGTCCCCGCCTTTCTGGAGGTAAGTATGTTTTTCTCAGTGGGCGTCGAGACGCCAAAAGATGAAAACACCGCATACGGTATGATTGTCCCGGTTTTCTCCGCTTATGATTATGGGTGCTTTTCAGCTGCCGATACCAAAGAAGAGATCGCCTCAATGGCTCGCGAGGCTATATTGCTGACCGTCGAGGATATGATACTTAGCGGTAAATATTCGGTAGACCAGATAAAAGATGCTGGCCATCTGGTCTATTCAATGAACCCGGAATATGCAGACTTTGATAGCTGGTTTGTGCTGGATGTCGATTTATCGAGTTTCGAGGGCAAACAGCAACGCATCAATATTGCGTTGCCTGATACGCTGATCCACCGCATAGATAATCGGGTGAAAGAGAAACCATCGGCATACCGGGATCGAAGCCATTTTATCGCTGAGGCAGCGCGACATGAGCTGAGCCAGGAGTGAGCATGCCACCACTTATCGAAATGTGACTGTGATAGTCTCCAACAGCCCGTTTACCTTCCGACTCCATGTGGCGCATTTGAATGTGCGCGGCGTCCATTTGTCCTGAGTCTTCCAGGTGAACGCCTCCACAGCCCCCCGCGCCGTCAGGAATTCGCCTATCGAATTGAGATATTCTGGATCACTGGTAAACGTTACTGAGTAGGATCGCATGTCATTGTCGATGCAGCGCTTCTGGCGCTGCTCATACCCATCACCATACGTTACGACTGTCACCTTAGGCTCGGCCGTGCCTGTAAAATCTTGGTCTGGTAGCCTTATGAACTCATACATAAGCCGTTCCTCAAGCGCTAAAACCTGGGCGATTAGACTCGATAAAAGCTGCATTAATTTGAGCTTTGACCATCTTTTGCAACGCCTTAATCAGACTCAGATTGTTTTGCTGCTGTTTCTAGCTATCATCGTTTCCGCGTTGATCAATATTTACATTCAAAGGCATGTTGATATTTATTCCACTAACACCGTTCCCCTTGGCACGAGCACCCAACGGTCCATCTGAACCGCGAGTCAGCGACAATATGGCTTCCGGCCCCGCTTCGCCCATAACTCCGGCGCCATTGGCGAAGAGTGAAGGAATCGACCGCTTACCGTTTCAGGTAGTACGGTGCTCAAGGCCGATTACCCTCCGTTAGTGTCACTCTACAAAATTGGCGGAGAATATAGGATTTGAACCTATGCTGCGTTTCCACTGTACTCCTTAGCAGGGCGCGGCCTTACCGCTCGGCCAATTCTCCAAATAAAAAAGGCCACACAGAAGTGCAGCCCTTTAGATGATTTTTACATTTGATTTTTTCTATTTAGTATAGGTTGTATCTTCTCCGCCAAATATATTTGATTTGCTAGAAGATTTAACGCCATTACTATAGGTAGTTTCTTGTCCACCAAAAATATTCTCTCTACTTGAAGAGGAGGTACCATCGCTGTTTGTGGTTTCTTGGCCGCCAAAAATATTAGCGTGGCTGCTAGACGTACTTCCATCACTATTTCTGGTCTCTTGCCCACCAAAGATGTTCGCTTGGCTGGTAGATGTTTTCCCGTCGCTATAGGTCGTATCTTGACCGCCGAAAATATTAGCTCTGCTGCTCGAGGTTCTACCATTACTATAAGTACATTCTTGACCGCCGAAAATGTTTGCATTGCAAGTGTCAGCAAGCACATACCCCACTGGAGCAACTAACATGAAGACCAGCAATGCCGCTTTTTTTCTGTTCATCGACTTTCTCCTGTGTCATGTAATGCATTGATTTTATGACTATAGAAAATCTTTTATTCACGAATAGTCTTAAAAAAACCACCATAAATGTATGGTTTTAAGGGGATTTCAAAAGAAACGTAAACGGGGTAAAGATGGCTTCTTTGATGCCGATACTGGGACGTGGGATTTTGATCCTTCAGACCTTGATGTCACAGGCTAGCAATTGGTCAGCCCGGCAGAATTCGAACCTGCGACCCGAAGCATCTAAGGCTCCTACGCGACCAACTGCGCTACGGGCTGAAATAAAAAAAGCCGCACAGAAGTGCGGCCTATATGTGTTTTGTTAGATTTTACTTTTCTGCAATTATTATGAAAACACCCAACAAGGTGTAATTAACTTATTGTTAATATTGCTGTTTATTTTTCTTCGATGGAATTATTAACCACCCACCGGAAATCCAGAGGCTTACTAATTGAGGGAATAGGCGTGCCGGCTACATATGCCCCGCCAGTTCAGCCGCATTGACCTGCTGATTACCAGTGTTCGTGTCGAGCGGTTGAAAAGCGGATGCCAAGGCAGAGGGCTGTATTGCTATCACGACTTGGGATAAAGGGGCTTAGCTTAGCTAAAACAAATCCCACCGATACTATCTATAACAATTAAGTCAGTTGATACCATTGGCGTTAGGTAAAAATAAAACACTAAACTGGCATATCCATAATCTAAATATATTTCATGAGTGGCCGGTGCAATTGTACCCGTTCCATTACCGAAAGTAAAAGTGGATCCGACTTGATCCATGATTACACCATTATCATTCGAAAAATACACTGTTAAAGCACAGTTAGCGGCAAGTATACATTGAGAAAACACACTCAACCAAGATAGAAAGCGATAATCTCCATGGTCGGTTATGGGCGCGGTAATAGTAAATGACTTATTTTGTGCCACAGTGTCTATTGTACGAATTGTTAATGCTGTATTGTTAGTCCCAGCTCGAGAAATTGTTATATTACCAGTTGAGGAATGAAGTAAGAAGGCGGGAGGCGCGGCCTTTATGAGGCCCTGTGCAAACATAGGGGTCCTACCTTCCTCACCACCGCCAATCCACGCGCGAGTTTGTACAACACCAATAGCATTAGTTAACCTCAAATTTCTGGTTGCTATTACTCCAGTGGTTTCATTTTCCGCCCAATTATAGATATTATCTTCTAAAACAATATTTTGTTTTCTGGTTGCTTCGAACATATTGACTGTAGCACCATTAATGCCAAAATTAACAAAAATAGTATTGATTATTTTTGCTTTTCCGATGGACGTTGTTTCAGAGCAGATACAGACAGGATGTATTCTTCCGCGATTTTCTATATGACAATTATTGACGAAAAAATTACCTCCTCTATTAATAAACTCACCACCACTATTGTAGTCCATTGAGCATGTATCAAACTTAACTCCACCAGTCCATCCATAATTTTGAAATACTACTCCGCCATTTTGCATAACGCAATCACGGAACGTTATTCTTTCCGCACTATTTAGAGCAGTATAGAGAGTTATGCAATTTACATATTTATCCCATCCGCATGAATGGAATGTTATTCCCCACCCATTGTCTCCATTTGTGTAACCAGATAAAAATCCAGTAAAGCGACACTTTCTTACGTCTATTTGAGATACAGTTTCTGAGCGACCAGAACCACCAGAAAGGGTACCATAATGTTTGATACAATTAATGTTTGTTGTATATGTTCCAGACGCATATTCATACATGTAAATATAAGACAATATGTCTACAGTATTATTAACATAAGGCATATCACCTTAGGAGCCAGCCACGGAAATATTGTGAGTGATATGAAGTGCGAAATTATCAGTATAAATCCCTGTTCCAGAAACTCTCCACTCTGTTGTACCTTCATCACCAATCAAAAAGCAGGTTGCCGGGTCTAAAAATATGGAAGTGGTTGTTAACATTTTTGCAGGTAATAAAATACCAAATCTCTTAGCCGTGCCCAAGATATTCAGTCTCGTAGCTTCATTTATTGCTGCTTGCAATGCAGCGGTAGAATCATATGAAAGAGAAGGTCTAGCTCCAAACCATGAGGCATAAAGAGCTATTGTGCCATCTTCAATCCTCCTCTTCCAACGTTTACCGCCTGTCGTTACGATAACGGTACCGTCGTTATCAGCAGTAGTCATATCGCTTGCGTCATAATAAAATTCACCTCCGCCAATGTTAGTGCCGGCCGCATATTCAATAACAGAAATAGGCTGACCCGCCGTAGTAGGCTCGATAGAACGCAACCCTGACACAGTTGGACATCTACCGATAAATTCGAATCCATTGGGTCCACTTAATTGAACCTTGAATTGATCCGGGTCATACATCAAAACGTCTGGATAATAAAACTGCCGCACCCCATTTGCATCCAGGACAGCCATTGACTGCCCTTCCACCGTCACGAACTTAGCAACCACACCGTTGTACTCAGGATACCCACCGGCACCGATACTTATCGGCTGGCTAACTGCCGTGGTGCTACCATCAGCGTTCTGGACGTAAACCTGTATCTGGTTCGCGGTTACCGTCGGGTCGGTATCGATTTTGCCTATGTAGATAGAACCGCCTGCAATCGCGGCGAATGAGTTGGGTAAGGTAAAAAGTTGGGATGGTGCGGATACCACTACGTTTGGAATAGTCATAGCCTACCTCAAGATTACGCTATCTAAGAGATAGAGCGTCCCCAAGAGGGGAAGCCCTATTTTGCGGGCATATACCAACTACTGTATATAATTACAGGCTATT